AAAATAATGTTATGGTAATGGATAGGGAAAATGGTGAAGAAATATTTCAATTTACACTATCATCGGATACTTTACAATCACCGAACAGAATGATGGGTAGTTTGGTATCTTTTGTAAATAATAATGAAAATACACAGAATTTAATATATGATTATGATAAAAATCAAATACTATTTAATTCAGATAGAATTACTTTAAATTCAAAAAAAGATGATATTTATATTTCATCAATAAAAGACATGCATATAGGTACTGGTAGACATTTAACTATATCTACAAATCAAAATTTTATAATAGACTCACAAAAAACATTTCTTGGTAGAAACGCATCAGAACCTATGGTTAAGGGAAATGAGTTGAAGGATTTATTGACAAGTATTATTGATTTATTTTCAGAGGTAAAATCAACATCAATGCTTGGTACATTACCTTTAGTACCATCTCCAAATTTAGCTAAAGTAAAAGCCAATATTAATAAATTTTTAAGTAACAAATATTTTTTAGATGAATAAATAAAGAGGTATAATATGAAAAAATCAGAACTAAAAACAATGGTAAGAAAAATAGTCAGGGAAGAAGTTGCTATGGCAATTCAAGAAGTGATAACTGAATTGAAAAAACCAACTCCAACAACTAAACCAATGACACCAAAAAAAAGAACACAGAATAGTAGTTTCACATCTAATAAAGTATTGAATGATGTATTGAATGAAACAGCTCAAGATGGTGATTGGAAAACATTAGGTGGTGAAAAATTTACAACTGAAAGAATGAGTGAATTGGTTGGTGGACAGTATGGTGATATGATGAATGATAATACACCAAAACAAGTTCCATCGAGTGACCCAATGGCTCAATTTTTAAATAAAAATTATAGTGAAGTTTTAGAAAAAGCTGAACAAAAACAACAACAAAAATACGGAAAATAATAATGGGATTAAAACAAGATTTAATAAATGCTAAAGTTAAAGCTGCTAAAGAGACGGGTATGACAATGCCTTTGGATACTAAACCTGGTTCTTTTATTGAAAGAGATGCTCATTATACATCTAAAGCTATAATTGATTTTATAACAAATGCTGACTTTACAATCACTCAATTAAAAGCTCCTATTATTTTAGAAGATTTAAAAAGTCCTGATTTACCTGTAAATGTTGGATTGGAAACTTTGTTAGGTGATAAAGCTCCTATACTTGATACATTAAAAAAAGTTGCTGCAGCTATTCCTGGAGGTAATTCTCTTATAGGTGCATTGGAAGATGAAATTCAAAAAGCTGTAGAACCATTATTAGTAGGTGGTTCTACTTTACCTGGTTTAAATTTGGGGAAAGAAGAAGGTGGTTTACAATCAACTGGTTATGTTTATATTGGAGAAGATCCAGATTCGCAAGAAGCATTTGATGTGGAAGACGAAGATGGACAAAGACAATTTACGACTGTAAAATTAATTAAACAAGACGCTAGGGAATTTGCATAATGGCAATAAAAGATATATCAAGAAAACCTTATATTCAAGATAATGATAACAAAGTAAAAATTGGTATCGACTTACCAATTCGTAGAGGTGGTGAAAAAGATGGATTTTTTGCATCGACCTCTACAACGATTGAGGCTGTAAAAAACAATATAAGAAATTTATTACAAACCCATCAAGGTGAAAGAATTTTTCAACCAAATTTAGGTTTAAATTTAAGACAACTTTTATTTGAACATATCAGAAGTGAGAATTTAATTGCTATACAAGATGCTATATTAGATAAATTTGAATTTTGGTTACCATTTGTAGAGGTAAGAAACATTGAAGTTTTTAGTAGTGAGAATCGTAAAGACATCGGAGCTAACGAAATTAGAATAAATATAATATTTAATATTAAACAAGACCCAAACACCTTAGATTCGGTGAGTATAAATTTTAGTAGTGATTCTTCACCAACGGAATCTAACTTATCGAGTGGTACTGGAACAGGAAATACTACTGGTGGTGGATATTAATTGGAGATAAATTATGCCATATGGTAAAGACAATTTTAAAGAATCAAATGTAAATTATTTAAATAAGGATTTTGCGTCACTAAAACGATCATTGATGACTTATGCTAAATCTTATTTTCCAGATACCTATCGTGATTTTAATGAAACATCACCTGGTATGATGTTGTTGGAGATGAACGC